GGTTCGGTGGGTAGATATGTACGCACCGAAGTAACCCCCGGAGGTTCTTCCGGGTCAGTCACCTACACAATGGCGTTTGCCCGGAAATAAGGAGGAGCCTAATGGCTTTTACACATGGTAAGAAATCGGTAATTAAAGTTGATAACTCGTCAGGAACACTTACAGACATTAGTGCTTTCTGCGAGGATGTAAGTCTTTCACGAGATATTGAAACCGCTGAAGTAACGACTTTCGGTAATAACGCTAAGGCGTACATTACTGGTTTGACGGACGCTACTATTTCGTTTAGTGGCAAGTTTGACGCTGCCAGTGCTACCGCTATTGATCCTGTTCTTACAGGGATTCTTGGTCAAGATGCCACAGTTTCGTGGGCTTACCGGATCAGTAGTGCCGTAGTTGGTGCCACAAACCCTGAGTACCAAGGTGAAGGTATTCTTACTTCATATGAGGTTTCGGGTGGAGTTGGGGATGCTGTTACTTTCTCCGCTGAACTTCAATGCACGGGTGTAATCACTCGCGCTGTTGCTTAACCTGTAAGTCCTAATCGTGGGCCAAGTGCCCCTTACGGAAAGAGAAAAAGTGTCCTTACGCGAAAAGATTTTGGCTGCGGAAGATATTGAGTCGGAAATGGTTGAAGTCCCAGAATGGGGTGTCACTGTTGAAGTTCGAGGAATGAACGGTGCTGATCGTTCACGGATTTTGGAAGCGGCGGCATCTAGTGAAGATGGAAAAGTCAGTGTCGGTTCTATGTATGGCGAGACTGTAATCGCTTCTACTTACGATCCCGAAACGGGTGAAAGAGTATTTACGAGTTCCGATTTTGATTCCTTAATGGCTAAGAGTGCGTCCGCAATTGACCGTTTGGCTACGGTTGGGATGCGTATGTCTGCGATGGATAAAGAGGCGACCGACGAAGCGAAGGTCACGTTTCCTGAAGAATCCGCATCGTAGGTTTCTGTTTGAGTTAGCAGAAAAACTTGGTCGAACGGTGGGTGAGTTGCTTTATGGCTCGTCTTCTTACAGGCCGATCACTTCGTCTGAATTAACGGAGTGGTCGGCATTGTGGGAGTTGAGGGCGTATGAGTCTGAGAAGGCTTCAAGACGTAGGAATTGATAAGGAGGTGTCAGGGTGACTCAAGTAACTGTTGAGGCTAAATATATTGCGGATACTTCTCAGTATGTGGCTGCTCTCCGTGCTGCCGCTAAAGCGACTACGGATCTTGCTAATCAAATTCCTGCCACAATAACTGGTCAAAATGCTATGGGTAAATCTTCTCGCCAGATGGGTGCCTCTGCTCAAGAAGCGGGTAAGGGTTTTACGGTCTTAAAGAACATTATGGGTACTGCTCTTGGTATTCAGGCGGTTGGTGCTTTTAATAAACTTACAAGTGGAATTAAAGGTTTCACTAAAGAGTCGTTTAATGCTGCTGCTCGTTCTCAAGAACTTGATATTGCTATGGTGGCTATTGGTACGTCCACGGGTATCGGTAAAACTGCTTTAATGGATGCTACTAAAGAAATTCGTGCTATGGGTATTGAGTTAGGTGCCTCTCAACAGATTGCTATTGAGTTCGCTCAGAATCAGTTGGATTTGGCTTCTGCTTCTAAGGTTGCTCGTGTCGCTCAGGATCTCGCTGTTATCGCGGGTCAAAACTCTACCCAAACAACAATGATTTTAACTCAAGCGATTATTACTGGTAACTCCATGTTACTTAAATCTGCTGGTATTAGCCGTCTAGCGAGCGAGGGTTACGCTGAATACGCTAAAGAGATAGGTAAATCGGAGGGTCAACTTTCTTCTATGGAACGGCAACAAGCCGTAACTAATCTTATATTAAAAGAGGGTAAGAAGGTCGCTGGAACTTACGAGGGAGCGATGAGTTCAGCCGGTAAAGTTATGCGTTCTTTCGCAAGAATCATTAACGATATACAGATTGAGGTTGGTAAAGTTCTTCTTTCGGCTTTAGGCCCACTGATTTTGTCTACATACGATTTGTTGAAGGCTTTTAGTAAAACAACTCAGAAAGGTGGCGCTTTATCGGGAACCCTTGGAACTTTAGCAACAACTTTTGAGAATCTTTCTACCCCTCTTGTGGAATTTATTAGAGGTCTTATTGAGTCCGTTCAATCTGGTGAAGCAATGAAAAGTCTTTCTGACACTATCAATGGGATGATCCCAGTTTTTCTTGATTTGTTTGAGATAGTTAAATCACTGGGAATGGTTATGTATAGCATGTTGGTTCCTGCTTTGCAGGCACTCGCTCCTTTGTTTGCTGCGATTGCGGGTGCCGTTCGTCCCATAGTTGAATTCTTTACCAAGTTACCCACCCCTGTTAAGACTGCTATTGGTGCGCTAATTTTGTTCCGTTTTGTTTTGACAAAAATGACGGCTGCCGCTGCTGCAAACGCAACTGGATTGGCTGCTTCATTTTTTAGAATGAGTGCTTCCATTAAATTAAGCCTTGCAACTATCCGTGCCAATATCGTAACAACTGGTTTTTCGTTTAAGACTTTTGGGATTCTTGCTAAAACGATGGGTGTTTCAGTTGCTGCTAGTTTCAGGGCTATTGGTGGGGCTGCTAAAGGACTAATGGCAAGTATTGGCCCCGTTGGCTTGGCGATTGTTGCCGCGACGGTTGCTTTTGAATACTTTAGCGGCAAGTCTGCGAAGCAGGAAGAATTGATTGGATCACTAAAAACCTCTGTTGACGAGTTGACTGGTGCCTACAACGAACTTGGTTATGCTACTGCTTCAGCAAAGTTTCGTTTGGACTTTTCTAATGAGGATGTTGCCCAACTTGAGGCAATGGGAATTTCTATTGCAAGCATGTCGGAAGCGGCACTTGCTGGTGGGGATGCTGCTAAGGCATACGGAAATAAACTTAAAGACCTATCACTTGCTGCTGGTGGAATCTTTACTCCCTCTGGGGAACTTGTAACAGAAGTGATAGGATCATTTAATGAATTGGTTGCTGCTAGTGCTGCAACTCATGATTCATTAAAGAAAGACGCATTAGCCGTCGCTGACGCTCAAATAATTGCCAACAAAAAGGCTTACGCATCGTATGAGTTAACGAGGGCGAAAGAAATTTCGGCGGCTACGGCGCTTCGTAGAGAGTCAGCAAAAATGATCGTGAGTTCCGATGTTGCGTCTCGTAAAGTTGCTGAGGGTGCCCGTATTATGGCTGCCGCCCATGACACTGCAAAAATCGCAATTCTTGCGGTGGATACGGCTCTCCGCAAAATAGGTAAGACTATTAGTAGAGAGGCTTCTTACGATAATGCTCGTGAGGGTATTATTAAACTTTCTGAAGAACTCAAAAAGGGTAAGAAAGATATTACTGGGTATTCTCAGGGTGCTTTGGATAACCGTAAAGCGATTCGTGACGCGGCTCAGGGTTACATTGATTACGCTAATAGCCTGAAGGATCCTGTTAAGCGCCAAGATGCTTTGGCTGAGGGAACTAAAAAAATAACTAAGGCTTTGCAGGATCAAAACATAAATGTTAAAGATTCCAAAATTCTTAAAAAGTTGAAAGATGAATCAAAGCAGTCGGGTCTTACTGTTGATGAGTTCGCTAAGCAAAGAGATATGGCTACGGAGTATGGTCACGATGTCGGTAAAAACTTTATTGCCGGGATCATTAAGGAACTCGCTGCTGAAAAGAAAGCCGTGGAGACGGCTGCGGCCAATCTTGTGGGTGAAAATGGAATGGTCGGTGCCGTTAATAATGAACTTGGTATTGAATCCCCGTCGAAAAAAGCAAGAGAGGTCGCTAAAAACTTTGTTGCAGGTTTAATTATTGGTGTTGAGGAAAACAGGAAACTTGCTAAGCAAAAGGTTAGCGAGTTGGGTCAGGATGTTCTTGATTCTTTGAATGAAAGAATGCAGGGTGTCACCGATATTTTCAAAACGTCTGGTGATGCTTTTAGGTCTTTCCGTGATTTGACTTCTGGGACTGAGGTTAAGTTCGGTGAAATGTCTAAGTTGCAGGAGTCGTTTGGGCGGAACGCTAGTATCGGTCAAATTATTTCTCAGTATGAAGATTTGAGTTCAACTTTGAAAGATCTTTATGGCCCTTTGTTGGATATTGATATTGTTGGTAAAAAGGCCGCTAAATCTAATCGTCGGGCAATGAATACTACGCAAGGTTATCTTGATTCTTTAACTCAACATGCCATTGATTTGTTGAACGACCGTGACAAAGTTCAAAAGGATTTAACTGATCTTGACACGTCTTACGGGGTTATTACTGCTGGCATTAACGTGAAGTTTGATGGTTTGGACGAGGCTGCCGCAAATTCTTTGAATGCTATTGAGGAGCGTTACAAGAGTATTATTCCCAGTTTGGAGGCTGCCCTTGCTGCCGCTAACGCTGCCTATGATCGTGAAAATAGTGTTTTGGAAAAACTTGTTTCTGAGCGGAATAGTTTCTTGCAAAACATTGGTGATGGTTTCCGTAAATTTGTTAACGATGTAAAGGTTGATGAAGGTTCATCTTTCACTAAATCTTTACAGGATCGCGTAAAAAGTGTTCGTGAGTTCACTACTAACATTAAATCTTTGCTTGCTCGCGGTTTAGACCCATCTCTTGTTCAAGATTTTATTGCTGCTGGTGTTGATTCTTCTGGATTGGTTGTTGCGAATCTTGCTCAGGGTTCTGGCGTGGATATTTCTGCTATTAACGCGGCTCAGGCTGAGTTGGCTGCTTTAACTTCTGATTTTCAAACAACTGCTTCTCAACAGTATTTTGATATTGGTATTGCTCAGCAGGAGGCCATTGTTGCTCCTTTGCGTACTGCCGCTCAGCAGGCTCAGAATGCTTTGAACATTTCTCAGGCTGCTCGTGACACTGAGTTGGCTGCTGCTCAGGCTCATCAAGCGAAGTTAAGTCTTGACAGGAAAAATGAGTTGGCTAAGGCCGACAAGGATTACAAGACTGCTAGGGATTCTTTGTTGGCTGATCAGGAAAGAATAAATGGTTTGCTGGATTTAAATGCCGTTAAAATTAACAAGGTTTTCCTTGATTTGAGCGATCCTGAAACGGGTGTCCCGAAACACATGGATAAACTTGGCAAACAAATAATTAACGGTCTTATTGACGGTTTAGAAGAAAAGTTTCCTAAATTGCGGCTAAAGGCTGAGGCAATGGCCGCTATTATTCGGGATACTTTGAAAGATGCTTACCGTATCAACTCTCCGTCTCGCGTTATGGCTACGATGGGTGAGCAGATCGCTATGGGTCTGGTTATTGGTATGGAGCAGGGAATAAAAGCGATTGAGGGTGCGGCTTTTGATATGTCTGCTGCTGCTACTCCTGAGTTGCCGGGTGTTGGTTACCCGATGATGGGGAGTTCTGCTTTGATGGGGGGTTCTGCTGCCACTGGTAATTCTGGTTCTTCTGGTTTTAGTTCAACGTACAACATTACGGTTCAGGCTGGCGTTGGCGACCCACGCAAAATAGGTCAAGAAGTCGTTGAGTACATTAAAACTTTCGAAAACTCTAACGGCAAAGTTTTTGTGAGCGCGTAATGGCTGGTTTTAATCCTCAGACTTTTTATGATTCTAGTTTTCAATATACAAACAATGGTCTGTATAACGGGTTTAATTATCCCGGCCCCAACGATTCAGATTGGGAGATCCTTCTTGCTGTGGATCTAGCCGCAAACGGTATCGGTGACTGGTTTACTTTGGATGATCCTGTTAAGGGCTTGTTAGATAACGCGACGTATCTTCTTGCTGGAGAAGTGTTGGTGGACATAACTAGGTGGGTGCGTAACCTTTCTGTTAGCCGTGGGCGTTCCCGGCGCATAGGTACTTTTACTGCCGGGAGTTGCTCGTTTGTTTTGGATAACCGTGACCGAATCTTTGACCCACTTATGATTGGTTCGCCGTTTTACGGTTCTATTGTTCCTCGTAAAGAAGTCCGTGTGTTTTACAAGAAACAAACCGTGTTCATCGGTAACGTGCAGGACT